TCAGGAGGGTTTTACAGGTTTCACCTTCTGTTCCTGCTGAAATGCAGCCCGGCGCTGCGCCCTTCGCGTGTAATGCTCGATCTCCGAGAGGGTCGCGTGACCGCACCAAGCCTGCATCTGCAGCACCGATTTCCCCGCCTCCGCCAGCGCATTGAGACGATACTTGCGCAAGCCATGTGCGCTGAGCCCGTCCAGCGCGGCCGCGCGGGCTGCATCGGCAAACCAGCTCGAGAAAGCCTTGTTTGATCGGGCTTTTCCCGAAACGGTCACGAGAAAGACCATGTGGGAGACGTCCGGCATCACAGCCATCAGCGCGGCGTGATCTTTCTCGAGGCCTGCGGGGGCAAAGCTCCACGGCACGAACACCTCGCCCTTCGTTTTCTGCTGCCGGAATGTCAGCATCCCGCGTTTGATCATCCCGGGCCCGAGCCGAACGACGTCGGATGCCCGCGCGCCTGTCCATTGCAGCAGTTCGAATGCAAACCGCTGCGGGGTGCCCTCCGGCCAGCGGGTCCGGAAAGCCGCGACGTCCTCGATCGTCCATTCGCGGTGCCCTTCGGTCTTGGGCATTTGCTTGCCTGTCGCGGCCTGCGCAAAGTCGCTCTCTACCCAGCCCCGTTTCTTCCAGTAGCCCGAAAGCTTGCGCCACGCCTTGAGGCGATGGCTGGCGACAGCTGGCGTCAGTGGCTCGATGTCAGTTTCCACATGGCGCGGTAACAGGTGGGCCATCTTCGCTTGCCCGGCACGTTTGTTGATGGCGTCCACATGGCGGCGCACAAGCGCACGGTATCCGTCGCTCAAATCAAGATAGGATCGCGACGCAAGATAGCTCTGGCAGCCCGCCGCGATGGTTCCAGCCGGTGCCTTGGGATCGGGCCGTTCCGCCGCTCCGCGGGCTTCCTCGGTGCTCCAAGCGTTCAGGAATGTAGGGTGGTCTTCAGGCACATCGCGCGGCAGCTCCGCGCGCGTCGCGCGGTGGTATTTATAGACGACGCCTTTGCGCGTCACGCGATGTACACGTGGTAGTTTCACCCGCTCGCTCCGAATATGGCGTCGCATGAGTTGACCTCCGATTCCCCTTCCACGGGCAGGCCATCAGCGTAAGCGATCAAGTCGTTGATGTGATACAGCTTCTTCGCATCCAAGATGCGTCGAGGAATCGGCAGGGTCCGCAGCTTGCTTTCAGACACGCCGAGGTACTGCGCCGCCTGGGGGGCAGGCAGGAGACGCGGTGTGAAAGAGATCGGAACTGCGTGGCGGTTCAATCTAACCTCGAGCCAGTAGGCCCGCCTCCTTCTCTGCAGTCAGCTTCACGATAAAGCAGCACGAGACGCGCAGTTTGCTTGCCGCGCTCATCCCATCGCCAGCACGGCAATCACCGCGGTTGCGAGAACCCAGCCGAGCCCGATGATGCAGAGGATTCGCCACGCCTGGCAGCGCTGCATTGTCCAGTCGAAGTCGTCTTCGCTGCGTGGTTCAAAGTTCTGCGCTCGGCGCGCCGTATCGGCGTCGATCCGGCGCCGCGTCTCGGTGGCGACGTCCGCGCTGTTCCATGCGTGGTAAGGGGTCATGCCAGCACCCACAGAACCGCCACAGGTACCGCCAAGGCATAGGCCAACACGCTCCACATGAAGCCGCGCAGGAAGGTTATGTGCTGATCCATGCGCTCTATTTCAGCGCGCAGGTCTTCCGATCTGAGGCCGAAGTCGGTCATGGCTTGGCTTTCTTTTTCGTTTGCAAGTCGTGCTCGAGCTTCGCGATCGCCATGATGGTCGGCTTCAATTCGGCGGGGGCCTGATCATATCCTCGGCCGAAGCGACCGTTCAGGCGCGGTGCGAGTGCCATAGGCACCGGTTCCCAGTTCGAAGGATCGCAATTGGTCTTGTCGCCATCGAGGCACTTCAGTCGATGGCCTTCCGGGATGGGGCCGTTCGCCTTTTCCCAGAGGTAACGATGCTTGTGCACAGGCCGGGTCTGTGCGCCCGTCCAAGGGTTCGGCTCCGCGATGATCATGATGACATAACCATCCTTTGAGCAGATGCGCTCATGCCCCGCGCCGCGGTAGGTGTGAGGCCTATTGCCTTTCTTGAACTGAGTTCTCGCGCTGTTTGGGTTGTAGGGCATCTTCTTGCCCTTGTTGGCTGGGGCAGCGCCCTTTGCGAAACATCCGGTTCGCCCTGTCATCCAACCTTTGCGCTTGCAGAGTGAGTTGAAGTTCGAAAGTGAAACGTCTGGCCGATCCCAAACGTAGACAAATTCGGAATGCGCTTCCTTGCGCGGGCGCTGCGCGTTGTCCTCGATCCAGAAAAGCTCGGCATCGCTGTATTCGATCGCTTGGCCCTTCATTCGCTTTTCCCGATCGCTGGAAGGTGCGGGACGATCTTGTCGCCATGCTCGGCGTAGAGCTTGGCGGCGGACAGGCGGAGCCGCTGGTTGTCGACGATTTGGTCCGAGACTGAAACGATCGCAGCTGCGCGCTTTACCTCCGCCTCGATCTGCTCGGGGCTCATATCTTCATTGGCCAAGCGTTCGATCTGAGAAAACAGATGATCGTTCAAATCGGTCAACTTGTTCTTTGTCATCGGTTTCTCCTTAGCATTCCCTGCAGCTCGCGGGCCTCTTCCTTCTCGTCGCGGGGCACGGCGCTGTCCGCGCGCAGGGCGAGGCAGGCGCGGCGGATCTCCCTGTCGCTGTGGTGGACGATGTCAGCCAGCACGGCGCGAGCTTGCGAGGTCGGGGAGGGGATGAGCACGATCATGCGGCGTCACCGCCGCCAGTACGTCCGGAGCGTTCGAGGTGGGCGCGGACCAGGGCCGGGATCCGAGCAAGGCGTGCCTCGACTTCGGTTTTCTCCGCCTGCGGGACATCGAGCGCAATCGGCGCTTCAATCTGTCCCGTGGCCGGGCCGATCCGATGGCAGGCAGGTCCAAGATTTTCGAACCGGGTTGTCATACCACGCGCCTCGGCCAGCGTCAGGAAGGCGTCTGCCATTAGCGCGGGATGCACCCGGACCAGGGCCGGTTCAGTAACCGCGCGACGGCAGGCTTCGATATGTTTTAGGTTTGTCATATGTGTCTCCCATCTGATGCCAGCGGCGATGATAAGGAGAGACTATCGGGGTATTAATACCCCGTCAATGGAAAAGGGGTAATAATACCCGATATGCAGATGCGCGCCATCTCGCCTGGCGCTATGCCGTCCCTGTCAGCGCGAGGTGGTCGCGCACAAAAAGGCCTCTCGGAAGCAAGGCTTGATAGGAGGTCGGGAATGTTCGACGGCAAAGCGAGGCGCGTCCGTCGCCTCAAGATCGCCTTTTGGATCAGCTAAAGCGTGCCCGTGGGCGTGAGGCCGGGCTTCCTCATTTAGGACCGAACGTCTTCATATTGTGGCGGTAGGTCTCGAACACGATGGCCTTATCTTTCTTGTAGTCCAGGGCGCCGAAGAGCGCAGTGTGGACCTCATCGACAGACTTCGTGGTATCAAGAAAAACGCACGATGTAGTCTTGTCCTCTATCGAATTCAGCCGCTTTAGAACCCTGTGCAGGGCGTCATACCGGTCCGAATAAGTATCATCGTACTTGATGTTGAATGTAACGCCCTTGAGGCTCATTGAAAATTTCCATCGCTAGGTTTCGCAGCCGCGATTTTGAAGCGCTTCCTTGGATGAGTCCAGCTTTTGGCGGCATTCGAACAAGAAAGCCCGGCGCGATGGCCGGGCGAAGGGGGTATGTATAAACTGTGCCGTTTTTGTCTTGGCGTTGCGGTTTTCAGTTTGACCTTGGTGCTCCGCAAAGTTCGTCGTGCGGTGGTTACGAGGAAGTGGGAAGCATTGCCGCCAGGCGGGGACCAAAAATGGCTGCGGCCATTAAGGCGCCGACTACGAAGAAAACGACCTGAGCCATGTCCCACTTGCTTGGAATTTTGTTTTCTATGCGGTCAAGGCGGCTGTCGATCGAACGAAGTCGATCATCAATGCCTTCAAACTTAACCTCTAAGCGAGCGATGCGTTCCATTGTGCCGTCACCTCCTCCGCCATCATATGGTCCGCCGCCGCCTTCGCGCAAGATCCTAGGATTTTGGGCATGGGTCGCAGCTTGGCCCCACCTACGCGCAGCTTCATTAACCTTCGTCTCACTCATCAGGACTCTCATCTTCATTGAGCGCAATAATTGCATCAACAGTCGAGCTTGTAAGATAATCATTTAACTCAATGATTTTTTTAACCTTTTCAGGCCATTCATCATGTGAGGAAATATCTAACTCAAGTAGACTCCGGCAGAGTTCCGTAGTTAGCACAAATTGCGAAAGCAAGAATGCAATATCAGATTTTGTCGCTGGCCTCTGATCGTTGGCATACGCATTGGTGATGGTATCTGCCAAGCTTTGGGCAGCGGTCTTCTCGCTGGTTGCGCTGTCGTCACTTTCGCTCACACTCTCCTCCCGTAACATAGCACTCTATCCACCGACCTTTCTCACCAACTCAGGTGACAGGTTGAACCGCACGCGGGCGGCCCATTTCACGCGCTTGTTCCACATGGTCTCGGAACCAGAATTGATAGAGACGAGGTGGAATAGGCCAGGTTCGTCGCCTGTGCGAAGCTGCTTCACCCACCCCATGCCGTCGATATCCTCAATAACGCAAATGCGGCCGATTGCATCATCCGGGACGCCGTCCGGTGTGGCGCGGGTATAGAACAGCATTTCGCCTGGTGAATAGGTCGGGGCCATGCTGTCACCCTGCACCTCAACGGCCACGATGCCTGATGACGGGAAGCCAGCTGGCACCTCGACGCGAGGGCCAGCGCCTTTTTCGTAGACCTCGAACACGGGAACTTTAGCGCCTGCACCTACCGACCCCGCAACTTCGACGCTGGGTGGGTGGCCTTTAATGTCACCTTCCATGAAACTCTCAAACGATACCCCAAACGCTTGTGCTATTCGGTAGGCATCGTCAGCGTTGGTGGAGTTAGTCCTACCCCGTGCGACCTGCTTAAGTCTTTCGTATGGCACGCCTGACTTCGCGGCGATGCTGCGCACGGATGAACCGGTTTGCTTAAGCGCTGACTGCAAAGCCTCTATGAAAGTCAGCTGTGACATGGGGTATTTATCCCCATTTGCTGTGGCGGGCGTTAGGGGTGAAAAATACCCTTGCTTTGACGGGTATAAATACCCCATAACGAGATCCATGGAACAACTCATTTCAGAAGTGGAAGCGTACGCGCGCGCCATTGGGCAGAAGCCTCAACGGGTCCTGCGAGATGCACTCGATGCCGGTTGGCGCGAATGGGACTCGTGGAAGGGCGGCAGGTCCAGCCCGACAATGGCCCGCGCTGATCGCTTGCGCACATACATGGCTGAAAACCCACCTGAGGAAGACGCAGCCTGATGCCTCCCAACCACTGATCCAATCGTCTGTCATGTCCTGAGATTGCGGCAGGCCGATCCAAAAAAAAGCTAAACCATAACGAGGCGTTTCACATGAGGAACCATCGACCAGGCACGATCCAGAGCGCGGTCAGCGCGGCGCTCGATGCCACTTGCGAGCCACGAGAAACGCTTGCCGACTTCCTCGGTATCCGCGGCTCAACGCTCAGCTACGGCACCGAAATCAGTGAAACGCGGCCTGGCGGTCTCGGAATCAATTACTTGCACCGTCTGGCCGTCGCGGATCCTCGTGCGGCCCTGCCGATCGCGCGGCATTTCTGTGCGCTGGCAGGAGGAATGTTCCAGCCGGTGGTAGCTGCTGAGAATGTCACAACGCTGTACGCGCACTGCAGTGCAATCGCCAAGGAATGCGGCGAAGCGCAGGCGGCAACGATCCGCGCCGCCGAGTGCATGAGCGCAGATGCTCTCGATGCAGCTGAGCGTGAACTTGACGAGGCGCAAGCCGCAATCGCGAGGGCGCGGGGCGAGGTTCGGGCCAGGAGACGCTTGGCATGAAACGGCGTAGCTTTAATCCCCGCGAAGAAGCCTTGGCGTTCCGGATCTGGCAGATCTCTGAACAGGTCGACTGGATGCTGAGCCTGCCCCAACTGACTGCTGTGCTCGGTGAAGATGAGGGTGAGCTGCGGAGTGTTTGCAGGAAGAAAGGTTGGCTCGCTCGATTAGCTCAAGCATCCCGTTCGGATTTGGCAGCATGAACGCTGCATTTGGTTTCTCCCTCCGCCAGCCTGTGGCGGAACTCGCGCGGTCGTTGGGCCGCCACTTGGCGCGGCGGGCGGCGCACTGCGTCGGCCCCGCTGCGCCTTTTTTCGGCAAAGACAGATCAGGACGCGTCTTGTTGCAGCCTTCTCTATGTCCAATAACGGCGGAGTGCGCACGATGTCCGTGAAATTCGAAGCGCATGGCATACCGGACTGCTCGGGTTTCCGAGCTTTATGGCAAGCTGGCCTCTCTGAACACGAGATCGCGAGTATCGCCCTGGTTTCTGAACGCGCTGTGCGAGAGGCTGCGCGTGGCTATGGATACCCAATGCGCGATCGTTGCTCAGGTGCCATCCTGGACCCGATGCCGTCGCAAACGACGATAGACCCAGATCCCGTCGTGGTACGCAACTGGCTCGAGCGCAATCGTGGTCTGAAGCCAGCAGAGATATCGAAATGCATGGCTCCAACCGTCAGAGGGCTCGACGCTGAGCGTGTAATCGCGCTGATGAAGACTGGGGGATCATATAAGAAACTGAGCATTCTGGCCCTGCGGACTGGCGAGCCTGAACGAAAGTTGCTTGGACAATATCACCGAGTCAGGGCAGCGCTATGAGCAATGCAGCTGCCCCGCGTGTGCTAGTCGCTGCGGCTCTGGCTTTGGTGCTCAAGCCCTGGCCAATATCGAGTGTCGAGACAGAGCCAGATATCCGGCGTATTCGCAAGCTCCTCGCCGAAATCGATGCTCGAGACGCCCCTCACATGACAAACATCATTCGTGCTTGCCATGCTGTGGTCGAGGCGGGGTTGGTGCCCGGCGGGCTGGATCGGGAGTACGCACTTCAGCGGCTCCGCGTTGCTTTGCAATCATACTGTTCCAACCTCGCGAGCCAAGGCATGGTGCAAAGCCGAGGGCGGGGGCGATGAGGCGAGATCAAAGCTTCATGACACCCGTGGCGGCAGACGAATTCCCGGACTATCCGCTCTCGACTGATGAGCGGATAGACCACCACTACTTTATGACTTGGGAGCGCCGACGCTGGCTCAACAGCGATATGCGGATGAAGGCGAACGCAGAGTGCCGGGCGCTTTACTTTGATCTGATCTGCATCAGCTATGATCATTCCCCGATCGGTACGCTGCCGCTCGACTTAGATGTGCTCGCCAAGTTGACTATGACCGAGCCGGGGCACTTCCGTTCGCTATGCGAGCTGACATACGGTCCTTTGCACAAATGGCACCGCTACCGTTGCGATAACGGAGAGATCCGCTTCGGGCATGCCTATGTGGTGCGCACACTTCAGGACGCGATCTCGCGAAAAGAAGACAATCGGGCAAAAACCGAAGCCGCGAACGTTTCAAAGCGTCTCCAGCGGCTCCGTCAGACGGTCGCTGGACTACACCTCGAGCTGTCGAAGAACGATGCCGCCATTCGGTGGATGGACGAATGGCTGCAGCAGGAAGGCTGCGGCTATCGCAGCACGACATGGGTGGAGCGGGGAATGACCGCCTGGGTGCGGCACATGCGAGATCTCGATCAGCCGCGACGCGGGGGAGATCTAAGATGAATTGTCCGAAGTGTCTTCAAACTGTCCTGCGGACAGTCTTTGGACGGATCGCGGACACTTTTCCGGAATTACTTATTCTTTACAGTCACTTCTTCAAAGTGTCCCGAAGTGTCCACGTCGAAAGAGACAAAGACAATTACAATGAAAAGACATTTGACACTATGCGCCCAGTTGGCGGGCGCGGAGGCAAATCCCATCCGCAACTTGCTAAGAAAGGAGGGCCGCATGGACAGTGCAGAGCTTAAGCCCGAGACGAAGCGCGGCCGTGTAAGGCGCTGCCTGATCGAGCCCCTGATAGAGGCGGGCTTCCGAAAGCTGGGGAATGTAAAGGCGGACCGGCACGAGGCCTTTCTGGTGAAGCTTGCCGACCACCTTGGCTATATGGAGGAAGATCAACTGGCCGTCCTCAAATCGATGCTGGTCTATCGGGGGCAGGGGCCTTCGAAAGATGCCTGGCCGTCGATGGCCCACATTATGTCGCTGGCCGAGACGGTCGCGCCCCGACCCGTCGAAGAGCATCCGACGATTGTCAGCTGGTTCCGCTCGGCCCGAGGCGCGCAGGCGAAGGCCGAGGGTACGCTGGTGGCTGAGTTCCTGTTTCTCGAAAAGCGCAAGCGCCCGCCGCTCAGCGATGGCGACTGGCGCGCGGTGCGCGAGCGGGCGGCGGAATGGACGCGGCAGGTGGTTCTAATTGAGGAGCGGCAGGCCCGAGGCGCCGCAGCGCCAGACGATGGTCAATGGCTCGCCTGGTACCGAGCGATCGAAGCGCGCGCGGAAACGCTGGTTGAGCCGAGGAGAGGCGGAGCATGACAGTCATGGCGAAGGTGCGCCCCGGCCGCGCTAACAAGCGGTCGGTGTCAGTTTGGGAGTTGCTTGTCTGGGCGTTCCAGGTCGAGCGTGTGTCGATCGACTTCGATGAACTGGCGTCCACCGCGGGTGAGCGTCCGGGTATCTCTCTGGAATACATCTTGATGCAGCGCCACAACCTAGGTTGCAGCGTGGATGGCGGTGGGCGATCCGAGCCGCATCCGGACGCGGATCTCGTCGCCTCTGCTGTCGCTTGTTTGCCCGAGGGCTATGGCGGTCGGCGCATGGCGATTAGGATCGCAGAGCATGCGCGGACAGGAACCCAGCCTGACTGGGGTCAGCACGTTCGTCCGCGCTGCGTGCCGGTTGCTATGCGGCGGACCAAACACGGCCTCTTTGCGGAACGCAGCTATTGGGTCGGCGATGGGCGCGTCGGCAGGTGGCCAGCGAACCAGCTTAGCCAGGATGATGGCTATGTCTGTCTCGTCACCTACGAGGGCACCGCGACGGAAATCGCGGCACGGCGGCGAGACTGGCTGCTGTGGTGCGCTGCGTTGCGGGAAATCCGGGATACGTTTCGGCTGGGTTCGGGGCTGACGGCGTTTGAGGTTGATGGCGCGATGCCAGAGTTATTTCCATGGGTGCAAGGGTAGGACGGGCGGGAAGCAGGCTTTCGCTGCGTGTGCGCGAAAAGAGCTGATCGAAAGTGCGAGCAGACGTTCCACCACGCTTTCTGGCCGACACTGAGAGATTTTTGACTACGCGGCAGCCTCAGACAGGCTGAGTTGCGTGCACAATGGCTAATCGATAACCCAGCGCCTAGCTGAGAGCTGGTGTTTCGCGTTGAAATGCAGTGTGCGGCAAACTACCGTTGCGCTGTCAAGGCACAGGTAATAAGTGCGCAGCAGAATAACTTGAAGGATATTTTATGAAGAGCATGGCCGTCTTCAATAATAAGGGCGGAGTTGGGAAAACAACTCTGAGTTTTCACATGGCTCATGCTCTGGCTGAGATTGGGCAAAAGGTTTTGGTTATCGACCTGGACCCGCAATGCAACTTCTCCATTTTTTCTCTTACTGAGGAGCAGATCGAGGAGATCTGGAGCGCGGAGGAGGACTTCGTAGACCAGTACCAAGTGGCGGTTGATTCGCGGACGCCAGCTCAAATGTCGAAAGTGACTGAAAGTCATCGATCAATTCATTTCATTATGAAGCCAGTGGAGGAGGGCATTAGTGATCCTGCCTATATGCCTCCATCGATAAGGTTGGCTGACAATCTAAACTTCATTCCTGGCCGGTTGTCCCTGCACATGTATGAAGATAGAATTTCCTCTCGTTGGGCTGAGGTATTTGTCGGTGATGATTTGGCCATTCGGACTATTACAAATATTAGATCTATCGCTGAGCGGTATGCAAAGAATATTGGTGCGGATATAGTTATTTATGATACCTCTCCAAGTCTTGGAATGCTCAATAGGGTTGCGCTTTCAATGGCAGATGCGTTTGTTGTGCCATGCAACCCTGACCTGTTCTCGCTCTACGGGATTAAAAATATTGGCCGTAGCCTAGATTCTTGGAGCAAAAACTTCGGGATATTGAGACAAGTTTTGCCGCAGAGTAGGCGGTCATTGCTACCTAGTTCTGGGGTCAAGTTTCTGGGTTACTCTGTCTACAAGGCCACACGATATGCGGGGCAGAATGAATGGAATCTTGCCACTGGCCATTACAACTATGCCAAGAAAATTCCGAGGACTATCGATGACAACATCTCATCTGAACTCCGCGCCAACCTACCTTCCGATACTCTAAATTCACCGATTGGTGGTGAAGCGGTGATGCATTCGCACCAGACTATGGCCACAATGGCGCAAAAATACAAAGCGCCAATATGGTCAGTGCCTGATTGTAATCTTGAAGCAGGGGACAGAAGTACCATTGGTGGCAATGCTGCGCGATACCGAGAGACACAAGCGGCGTACCACGCTTTTGCGCAGGATATCCTTGATCGTCTAGCGGCAGTCTGATGAGTGCTACTGAAAGCTATGAAGCTGCGATTGACACGCTTGAAAAAAGTGAAAAGGCTTACGAATTCTTCTGTCGAAGGATTCAAGTGCTTCTGGATGGCAATCCAGAACTCGATATGGAAGGCCTGAACTGCGTTCATTCGATAAGGTTTCGCAAGAAGAGCCGCGCAAGCATTAAAGATAAGTGTGAGCGGAAAAAAGAGAAAGGAATCGTTGTTAATAGTGAAAACTGCCATTCGGAGATCGAGGATTACTTCGGTGTAAGGCTTCTGCATTTGCATCTCGATCAACTTCCAAAGATCCACTCTTTTCTTGTTGAGCAGTGCAGCAAAGGAGAGTTTATTTTCGGTGAAAAGCCTAAGGCTTACACTTGGGATCCTGAGTTTAAAGCGATTTTGGAAAGTCTTGATTTTCGGGTGGAGTTCAAGGAGTCGCTCTACACAAGTGTCCATTACATTCTAAGAAACAGTGAGGACAGCCCCGTTCGCTGCGAACTGCAGGTGCGGACACTTTTCGAAGAGGCATGGGGGGAACTTGATCACTGGATGAACTATCCTGTGCAAACCGATAAGATGGCGCTCCGAGAACAATTGTTGGTATTGTCGCGCGTAGTCACCGCAGGAAGCCGATTGGCAGTCTCCATACATCGCCTCCAAACTGAAAGAGACGACGACAGGCGCTGAAGCAGAGACAAAATTCTGATGCGATCACTACGAATGACAACTTCGGTCACGACTCGCCGCAGCGGCAGGAAATTTGGTGAATGTCTACAAAGGGTCGCTCTCTATTATTTGGAAGTCACTCGAATGCAGTTAATTGAAAAATGCGTGAGTGTTGCATTCAAGCTTCCGGTGCAAGAAGTTCTGCATCTTGAATTGGGACTCAACGCTGAATTTGAGCTTATCGAACGGTATAGCAACCGTCAGTTTGAGTGAGCTCACCGTCCGACCAGAACTCCATTTTGAGGTATGGTCTCAGATGTAGACGCGCGGTCGGCCCGCCATTAGAGGTGCTGGCCGTAACTACATGCGACTTGTCCGAAAAATCGTCGACAAGGATTGAATAAGTTGTTCGGCCAGAGTCAGGATTTAAAATCAAATCCGACGCTCCCGGCGAGTAAACTACAAGGTATTCGCGCCGAGGATTCTCGCAAATCAGTCGCGTTTCAGCGTGTGCAGGCATGCTGAGAGCCATGACTGTGATACTGGCAATTATAATATTCGTCATCATTGAACTGATTTTATTGATCAAAGGTTTGTCCCTACAGTTTTAAATCAATCAATTTAAAGAGATTAGCACGCTCCAGCTTGCTGAGCTCCGTAACTTGCCTGCGCATTAGTATACTTGTCTCCTGCAGCTGAGGATAATTGCTCTATGAGACCGTTGCAGGAAAAGCCCATCATTGAGAGATACTGCTCGGCGGACCTCTTGGCCTGAAAGTTCCAGTCAACTGCTAGGCTGTCTACCGCCGCTGTCGCATCGACATGATCGTAATCGTCTCCGTACGGTGATGATAATTGCTCGATAAGGCTATCTCGGGAGAACCCTGACATACTCAAGTAGAGTTTGGCGGATCTAACCGCGTTCTTTTGCGGACCAGTAAGATCTTGGGCGTAACTCGATGAGCTTGCCAGAAGCACGGTGACAGCAACCATTGAGCCAAATACACTTTTCATTCTGAATTTCCTAAGCAATGCAGGTGGACGCGCGTGAAAGACTAGAAGGAATTCTTCTTGATCACGAAAGTCAATCTGCGTCCTTGGTTTCAGGGGATGATTTTTTCTGATTTTTCACATTTTCCAGGTATTGGTAACGAAAAAAGATAACTTGACCTCAGCCAGCTTCGCCTCCAGTGCCGAGAGCACCATTCCGTTTTGGGGATAGATTGTACAGCTCTTCTATGCGAATGCCAGCGTTGCGCATGGAGATGTCGATGCCCTGTGGGTCTAACATGCGGACCTCTGTTCACGTTCTCGCGCAAAGCCAATTGACAGAATGTCACCATCTTGCGATGTTGCCAGGGAACCGATCCGCGCCCGGGGCAGAGATGCCACCGGGCGTTTTCGTTGGAGGCTAGCCACATCGCCCCGGAAAACAGCGGGTCCCTCCTGGGGCTCGAATGTATACGGGGCGGCTAAGCGCGTGTGTTGAGACACGTTAAACAAGTTGGAAAGCCTAAACTTTAGTTCGTTTAGGCGGACAGGCCGAAAGTTCAGACAGGACGATGAGGAGGGCGACCGATCCGCGGCAGCGGCGCCGGAGGTAAAGCGATGCAGCAGCAGGTGAACGCGACGGAATTGGCGAGGGGGCTGAACCTTTCGCGGAGCCGCATTAGCCAGCTTGTCAGCGATGGACGCTTGAACGGGTGTTACTCGGGCTCTGGTCGATCGCGTCGGTTCGATATCGCCAAGGTTGCCCAGGCTCTCGGCCAGAAGCTCGACCCCGGTCAGCTGCTGGGCAACGGCGCGGGCACCAAGGCCAGCCTTGGAACGATCGCGGCGGACGCCGGATCTGACAGAGGCGATGGCGGCCCAGCTAATGAGCAGGCTGCACCTCAGCCCGCGACGAAAGATCCGAGCCGGTACGAGCAGGCCCGAACGCTCGAGCTGGAAGAAAAGGCTCGGCGCGCGCGTCGGCAGAACGAGGCGGAAGAGGGGCACTGGGTTCTTGCGAGCGAGGTCGCAAGCGAGACGTCGCGACAGATGGCGATGGAGATCGCGGCGATCGAGAGCAAGGTCCTGCGCGGTGGTGCGCGGCGGCTCGCAGACGAGCTGGGCGTCGACTTCCTGCAGGCCCGCGCGATCCTGACACATGTCTGGCGTGAATATCGCGGCGAGCGCGCCGAGGAAAAATCGGATGAGGCTGCAGCAGCGCAGCCCTCCGAGGTCGAACAAGAGGCAGATTTCTGATCAATGGGTTTCCTGGCTTCGGTCGAGGCGGTGGTAGCGCGTGCTATCGCCCAGTCGATCGCACCCCCGCCTCCGCCTGACATCACCAGGTGGTGCGAGGAGAACATCGTTTTCGACGCCCGGTCGCCGATGCCTGGCCCGTTCGATATCTCTCGGTTCGCCTTTCTGCGTGAGATCCACGATGTGCTGTCACCGGAACACCCGGCGCGCGAGGTGACGATCCGAGGCTCCGCACAATGGGGCAAGACAGTTTCGATCATTCAGCCAACGCTGGCGGAATGGCACGAGTACACACCGCTCGACAGCTTGATCGTGCATCCGACCGGGAGCGCAGCGAGTGAATGGGTCAACAACAAGTGGATGCCAATGCGTCGACAGGCGCCCGGCCTCATTCGCGTGTTTGGATCTGGCCGCGGTGAGAACCGCGACAACACGTTCAATCAGGAGACCCTCGATCGAAACGGCTCGATCAAGGTCGCCTCGGCGGGTTCGCCCGCGGATCTCACGGGCACGAGCCGACGGCTTGTGATCCTCGATGACCTTTCGAAGTTCGAGACGTCGGAAAAGGGCGATCCGGAGAAGCTCGCCGAAAGCCGAGCGTCGGGATACGAGGATGCAAAGATCCTTCGCGTCTCAACAGCGATGATCAAGGGCACCTGCCGGATCACGTTGTCTTACGAGCGCAGTGATCAGCGCCTCTATTACGTTCCGTGCCCGCATTGCGGACATGGACAGCCGCTGACGTGGGAGAACTTTCGGGAGAACATCGATCCCGAGCGCCTGCACGCGGCGCATTTCACCTGCATCTCTTGCGGCTGCGAAATCCGTCATGGCGACAAGGAGCGCATTGTGCGCCTCGGCCGATGGGTGAAGCACAACCCGAACGGCGATCACCCGGGCTTTCACCTCTGGCGGGCCTATGCGCCGCAGCGGGACTGGGGCTCGATAGCTGTTGAATATGCCCAGGTCATGGGCTGGTCGCGCATCTCTGCGCGCACCGATCGACCGGCAACTGAGGACCCGGATGCTTCGGCATCGCCAGGTAAGAAACTGAAGGCCACGCAGCCGGTGGTCAGCTCTACCGTCGAGCAGGTGTTCTGGAACGACGTGCTGGGCCTGCCGTATGAGCAGGCCACGGATGCGCCCGACTGGGAAATCTTGCGGGACCGCACCGAGAATGCGGCTCCTGGCGAAGTCCTCGAGCGGGGCTTTCTGCCCGCGACGGGGTTTATCTTTTCCGCGGGCGTCGACTGCCAGGAGGATCGCATCGAAGTTCACCTCGTGGCTTTCGGTGCGAACCGCAGGCGGTGGGTGATCGATTACAAGGTGATCCCGCACCACATCGGCGACGAGGAAGGCCGGACGCAGTTGAACGCGCTCCTCAAGCAGGAATGGCGGACTGAGTTCGGTCTGACCTTCGCGCTCGACATCCTGGCGATCGACGGTGGCGCCTATACCGACGACGTCTGGAGCTGGGCGAAGACCCATAGCTGGAACCGGGTGATTATCGTCAAGGGCGGCTCAAAGCAAAACGGTCCGCTGATGGAGCTGCAAAAGTTCGAGCGGCGCAAGGATGGCAAAGCAAAGAGATCGCAGAAACGCGCGTTCATCCTGAACGTCTCGTCGCTGAAGGCCGGACTTTACCAGCATCTCGAGAAGGAGATGCCGGATGAGCGTGGCTACACGCAGTTCGCGCGGGATCTCGGAGACGAGTTCTATCGCATGCTGACCGCCGAAACGCGGGTCCTGCGGCGCAACGTGGTGGGGGTGATGACCAGCCGTTGGGAATTGGTCGAACCGACACGGCGGAACGAAGCGCTCGACACGATGAACTACGCAGAGGCCGGGGCACTTCGGAAAGGCTGGGCCTCGATGACCGATGATCAATGGGATGCGCTCGCCGCCGAGCGGGGCGCCGTTCCGGACACACCGCAAGGCGATCTTTTCGACGCTGAGCTGCCGATGGCCGCGGCGAGTGCCGCGCCAAAACCGAAACAGAACCGTGCGGCTGATCCTGCCGCGCGCCTAGCGAAAGCATTGAGGCCCCATGACTGACACAGCCATCCTCGAGCAGAACCTCGCGGACGCCGAGACCGCTCTTCACAAGGTCATGATCGGGCAAAGCGTGACTGTCGTTTCCTATGACGGCCATCGCACGGAATTCACGCCCGCCATGGAAAGCCAATTGCGCCGCTACATCAATTCGCTGAAGCGTCAGCTCGGGCAGGGCGCCGGGGCAGGTTCGCGCACGGTGGTGTTCTGATGGCGCGCTCTCTATCTCAGGTGCCAGCGGTGCCCCGTCGTGCGACCGCGGGCGGTCTCCGCGATGCGGGTATCAATGCGTCGCATCCCTACGCGGCCGCGGATACCGCGATCGACACGCTGGCCGGGTATCTGCCGCAGAACCGCGCAGCTGACGCCGAGATCCTGTCCGGCAAGAACCGGATCACTGCCCGGGCCCGTGATCTCGTGCGAAACAACGGCTGGGCAGCTGGTGGGATCGCCAAGGAAGTCGATAGCGTCATCGGCGCGAACTTCCGGCCGCTCCTGAAGCCTGACTGGCGCGCGTTGGGGCTGAGTGCAGACTGGGCGCGGGAGTTCAAAGAACTCGTCGAGGCGCGTTGGCGGTCCTATGCCGAAGACCCGCGCTTTTTCGCGGACACGACGCTTAGCCAGACGGTCCCGCAGATGTTCGCCCTTGCCTACCGTACTTATCTGATCGAGGGCGAGGCACTGGGCGTGGTCAATTGGCGCCGTCAGCGTGCCACCAAAACCTGCCTCAGGATCGTCGATCCGGATCTGCTGTCGAACCCGTATGGCTCGGCCGACGAGGTAACGCTGCGCGGTGGTGTCGAGGTCTCGCGAGATGGCGCGGCGCGGGCGTACCATTTCCGACAGGCGCATGCGCATACCGGCTGGGCACAGCCTGCCGATCAGTTCACCTGGAAGCGCATCGGCCGGACCGGCCGCACCGGCCGTCCGCAGGTGATCCATTTCTTCGACAAGAGCCGGGATGGCCAAACGCGCGGTGTCAGCCGCCTCGCGCCGATCATCGAAAAGCTGAAGATGGAGGACCACTACGCGCGGGTCGAGCTGCAGGCGGCAGTCATCAATGCGGTCCTCGCGGCCTTCATCAAGTCGCCCATGGGCCCCGAAATCATCGACGAGATGTTCACCGAGGGCGGTGGTAAAGGCTTCCTCGATTACCAGGAGGCCCGCGGTGGGTATTACGGCCAGACTGCGGGCATCAAGGTCGGCGGCGCGCGTGTCTCGACGCTCTATCCCGGCGACGAAATCGGCATGGTCAACACCGCCCGGCCCGCTGCGCAATTCGCTGATTTCGAATCTGCGGTGCTGCGCAACATCGCCTCGGGCCTCGGTATCAGTTACGAGCAACTCGCCGCGGACTGGTCAAAGACGAACTATTCGAGCGCACGCGCCGCCATGATCGAGATCTGGCGCGGCTGGACGGCACGGCGGACGGCGTTTTCGCAAGGCTTCTGTCAGCCGTTCTTCATGGCTTGGCTCGAAGAGCAGGTCATGGACGGCCATATCGCGCTGCCGCGCGGCGCGCCGGACTTCTACACCTTTTGGCCCGCCTACGCCCGGGCGAAGTGGATCGGCCCCGGCAAGGGGTTCGTCGACCCGGTCAAAGAGGCGCAAGCTGCAGCGATGCGCGTTGCGCTCGGTCTTTCGACACTCGAGGAGGAGGCTGCCGAGCTGACCGGCACAGATTACGCCGACAACATGGAACAGATCCGCGCCGAGATCGCGGCGATGCCTGAGGACACCCTGCACCCGATGCAGGAGAGCTTTGCGAAGCTCCTCGGCCACAATGGCGGCCCCCCGCTCAAAGAAGAGGACTGACAGGATGCGACATCCGCAGATTGCGGCGCGTGTGTTTCACACGCCGCTTCTGGCTGCGCCCGCAAAGGCCGCGGCTTTCATCATGGGGCTCGGCTCCCGCGTGCTGGGAACCGAGCGCGATATTTCGGTCATCGGCGCGGAGGCCAGTGAAGCCAGTCGAGTTCGGCCGCAAGCCTCGCTGCTCGATGAACGGCTCGAGGAGGATCTCCGGAATGGGCGGCGGTCCGGCTATCGCGTGATCGACAGCGTCGCCGTCATTCCGGTGACCGGAACGCTCGTGCATCGCGGTGCCTGGCTCGGAGAATCCTCGGGCGAAACCAGCTATGAGGGGCTCGCGGCCCAGATCGAAGCGGCCGCGACGGATTACAAGGTCCGTGGGATCGCGCTCGAGATCGACAGCTTTGGTGGTGAAGTCGCGGGCTGTTTCGCGCTTGCCGACCAGATCCGCGCAGTCCGGGAAAAAAAGCCGGTCTGGGCCTTTGTTTCGGATCACGCCTATTCGGCGGGCTACGCGATCGCGTCGCAGGCCGATCATATCGTCGTGCCACGCACGGCCGGGGTGGGCTCGATCGGTGTTATCGCGATGCACGCCGATTACAGCGGGCGGCTTGATGCCATGGGCGTGCAGGTGACCGTGATCTCGGCCGGCGCACACAAGGCCGACGGCAATCCCTACGAGCCGCTGCCCGAGAGCGTGCGCGCGTCGCTGTCGGCGGAAATGGAAAACCTGCGCCAGATCTTTGCCGAAACGGTCGCCGCTGGACGCGGTGACCGCCTGAGCGCGGTTGACGCGCTGGCGACCGAGGCCGCGACCTTCCTGGGCGCAGCCGCTGTTGAAGCGGGGCTCGCCGACGAGGTCGCGAACCCGCGCATCGCTTTCGAGAGCTTCATCGAGAAGGCCAACGGCCGGACCGCGCGGTCCGGTGTTTCTGCAACCACGGAAAGGACTGAACCCATGACCAAGAAAACCGAAGGCCCCGACGCGACCGCGCAGCCCACGGCCCCGGATGCGAACGCGCAGGCGCCCGCACCTGATGCCACGAGCGCGCCGCCCGCCGCAGCCAGCGCCCCGGCGCCTGCCGCGCCGCCCGCCCAGGCTCCCGCAGCGCCGTCTGCATCGGATGAGCGCGCGCGGATTGCGGCGATCATGAACCACCCAGAGGCGTCGGGTCGCGAAGAGCTCGCAAAGAGCCTCGCCTTCAACAGCGACATGAGCGCCGAGGAGGCGGGCAAGCATCTGGCCGCTGCACCGAAAGCGCAGCCTGCGCAGGGCCTTGGCAACAATATCGACGCGGAGGCTACCGAGTTGTCCGCGCCGAGCCCCGCCGCGACCGAAGCGCGTCCCGGCATCGCGGCCCGCGCGAAGGAGCGCTACGCGAATTGATCCGGTCCGGCCGCATGGCCGGTCCGTTCCCCCAAGGCTCATAAGATCAGAGGAGATCGAACATGACCAAACTGAGCGAGGGCAAGACGCCCGGAGACTTCCTGCTCTTCGAGACGCAGAACTACTACTGCCGCGAACGGGCAACGATCGGCACTGGCGCAGATCTCGAGCCGGGCGCCGTGCTCGGGAAGGTTACGGCGACAGGCAAGTACATCCTCAGCGTCCAGACCGCGACGGATGGGTCCCAGACCCCGGCCGCTGTGCTGATGACCGAAGCGAAAGCGGCGGCTGCGGATGTCGAGGCGACCATTTTGAAGCGGGGCCCCGCGCAAGTGCGTCGCCAAGGCCTGACCTTCGATGCGACCTGGTCGAGCGAGGCGCTGCGCGACACGGCCTGCGCGGCGCTCGAGGATAAAGGGATCGTCGCGCTGGCCTAAAAACCAGCCGCCATCGGCCCTCGGGCCAACCATCATGCGCGCGCCACTGGCGCGCGTTTTCTTTTCCAGAAAGGAGCGTCCTATGGCGCATATCGATATCTTCAAAGGCGACGCCTTCAGCGCCATGGAACTCGGCGAGGCGATCCGCATCATCCCGAACCAGTGGGGCACGATCGGCGAGATGGGGCTCTTCAGCCCCAAGAGCATCCGCGGCACGAAGTTCTCCGTCGAGATGAAAAACGGCGTGATCCAGCTCGTCGGCTCCTCGGAGCGTGGCACGCCGCTTGGCGGCCAGCGCCGCAGCAAGCGCGATCTCGTGGATTTCCGGACCGAGCGCTTCGGCAAGACGTCCGAGATCAATGCCGACGACATCGACAATATCCGCGCGTTTGGCTCCGTGACCGAGCTGCAGGACGCCGAACGCGAGGTGCTGGATCGGCAAGAGGATCTGCGCGGGTCGATCGACATCACGCGCGAATACCTGCGGTCCGGCGCCCTACAGGGTCAGGTGCTGGATGCTGATGGCTCGGTGATCGTGGATCTCTTCGACAAGTTCGAGATCACGCGCAAATCGGTCGACTTCGTCTTCGGGACGTCGACGACCGACCTGATGGCGAAGTGCCGCGAGGTGACCCGCCATATCCGCCTGAACCTGCTCGGTGACGTGATGACGGGTGTTCAGGGGCTGATCCACCCGGATTACACCGACAAGCTCATGGGGCACGCGGACTTCAAGGAGCGCTACAAGCACTACCAGAATGCCAATGGCGGCGACCCGCTGCGCGATGATACCTCGGATGGCTTCGACTTCGGCGGCATTCGCTGGAAAGAGTATCTCGCCGAGGCGCCGGTTCCGCAGGAGGACGGCACCTTCTTGACGCGCGAATTCCTCCCGCAAGCGGAAGCCGTGTTCTTCCCGCTCGGCACCCGGCAGACGTTCCGTCAGTTTGACGGCTCGGCCGATTATGTCGGCATGGCGAACCTGCCAGGCGAGCCCTTCTATTCGATGGTCCACATCGATCCGAAGGGGCGGTTTGTCGAGGTCGAGGCGATGATGCAGACCCTGCCGATCTGCATGCGCCCGGCCGTTTCGGTGCGCGGCTTCACGTCCAACTAAGGTCCGGTCGCGATCTGAGGATACGCGCTCGCGAGATCCAGGCCCGGGCCACTGAAGGCCCGGGCCTTTCCATTCATTTCCGGAGAGAACCAATGTCGAAACCCGACGTTCATGTGAAAATGTCCGCGTCCTTCAGCTATCGCACTGGCAGCAGCACGAAGCGCACGCTTCCCGCTGGCTGGTCGGGCTTCGTGCCTGACACCGTTGCGGGCGAGATCGAGAAGGAAAAGGCCGGCGAGCGCACGCCCGCGAAGGATGCCCCCGCCCACGCTGCTTCGAAGAAGAGGGGCCGCAAGCCGAAGTCGGAGGCCACGACCGGCGCCTCGGGTGCCGCGTCGACTGATGGCGGTAAGGCCGCGGCTGAGACCAGCAAGTCCGCGACGGCCATAGCCGCTGCGGCAAGCGATGCGACCGCAGGCACCGCCGGTCAGTCCGATACCGCTGCAACCGGCTGACCGTGGACGACTTCACGCGCGCCGTCGATGCCGCTTTCGAGCATCATGGCATCGACGGCACCTTTGATCCGGACGGTGAAGCTCGCGCGGTGCGGCTTCTGCCGACACGTCCCGACGACATCGTCCAGGTCGGCTCGCTCGACCTGCAATCCTCGACGGCGCTTTTCGAGATCCGCGTCTCCGAGGCGACAGGGCTCGGCAAGGGCTCGATCCTTGCGGTCGGCAGCGAGCGGTTTCGCGTCCAGGCGCCACCCAGGGCACGTGATCCGCGGCGGATCAAATACCTCTTGAACACGGTGCAGATCTGATGCGGATCGAGGCAGCGCTCCGGGGCGATCTCGAGCGGTATATGCGCGAGGAACTGGCCGACGCAGAAAAGGCTGTCACGGTGGGCGTGCATGAGACCGGCCGCGACGTGCAGGTCGCCCTTCGGGTCGATACTGAGCGCGGGCTCGGCCGTCGGCTGTCGCGCTCCTGGCGCTTGCAGTTGTACCCCAAAGGCCAGGCCTCTCTGGGCGCTGCTGCAGTCGTCTACACGAAGGCCCCGGAGCTTGTCCGAACCTTCGACGAAGGCGCAACCATTCGCTCCGAAAACGGGCTGTTCTTGGCAATCCCGACGCCTGCCGCACCCGCTCGAGGGACTGATCGTAAGCGCCTTTCGCCGTCGAATTTCCCCGAGGCGCGCTTCGGCCCGCTCAGATACGTCTATGTGCGGTCGAACCTGTCGCTGCTCGTCGTCGATAATCAGCGCGAGCGGCAAGGCAAGCGCGGCGGCTACGCCCGCTCGCGGAGCAAGCGCGCGCTGAAGACCGGCTACGGGCTGCAGACTGTGCCCATGTTCTACCTGGTCCAGCAGGTCCGTCTGAAACGCCGCTTGAACGTGAAGGCAGTCAGTGCCGGGGCGTCCGGCAACCTTGCCAGAAACATCGACCAGGCGTTTCGCCGCCTGCCCCGGAGATCCTGATGCCAAGTCCACAGGAAACGATCACGCTCGCGCTCGTCGACGCGCTCGCGCCGCACATCGCGACGATCCTGCGCAAGCGGGAATTGCCGGAAATCTGCCCGCTGAACGGGCTGATCAATGTCATGCCGGAAGATCCGCGCGAAGAAGGTGAGCGGCTGGGCGACGGCGTTCGCGAGTGGTCACAGGTCTTCACGCTCGAGGTCGTGGTCCAAAACGCAGACGAGACGGCGCGGTCGACCGCGCTCGACACAGCTTTGAGAGAGATTGCAACGCTGCTGATCGGTTCCAACCTGGGCGGCGCGGTAGACTACCTCCGCCTCGACGCGCCGCAAGAAAGCGAGGTCGTGCCGATGGACGGCGCGGCAAGCCTGAAGGCGGCGACGATGCCCGTCACCGTCTTTTACGAAACCACCCAAAATCCAATGGAGACACTCTGATGACCAATGCACGCGGCGATGAAGCCAAACTCCTCGCGCGCCAGCAGGCGGCGTTCGGCACCGCTGAGGCGAGCGCAGCGGGCGCATTCATGGCGCTCCCGTTCTACAGCTACAACGTCTCGCAGAGCGAGGATCGGACCGAGGATGACGCGATCTATGGCGATGCGTTCCCGGGCGACTCGGTGCAAGGCCTTCGCAGCCTGTCGGGCGCCATGGTCGTTCCGATCGGCATCAACTCCTTCGGCTGGCATCTGCGCAGCATCCTGGGCGCACCCGTAACGACTGGCGCGGATCCGAATTATGAGCACGTCTTCACTCCGAAGGCGCAGCCGGTCATCCCGGTCCTGACCCACGGGATTTCGCACACGCGCATCGGCACGCATTTCGTGCAGGACAGCTTGACCTGCACAAGCCTCGAGATTGCCGCACGGAAAGACGGCCAGCGCGCACGTGCCACGCTGAATATGATGGGCCGCTCGGAAGCAAAGCTCGGCGCCGTGATCGACAGCGCACCTATCCTCTATGAACCCGATGCTGTGCCGGTGGGATTCCAGGGCCGGGCACTGGTGGGCGGCGCGCCGGTCGCGGAGATCACTGGCGTTGATCTGACGCTGACATCGGGCGTCGAGATGGATCAGGAAACGCTGAACCAGTCGCCCTCGGCCGCGGGCTTCGAGAGCCCGCGGTGGGGGCTGTCCGGATCGGTCTCGGCACGCTATCGCGACAATACCTGGTACGATTACGGGGCGAACAACACGGCGGTAAATCTTCAGCTCGAATTGCTGATCTCCGCGACGAAGTCGCTCCTGATCGACATGCCGGATGTTCGTTTCGAGATGACGGGCATTCCGATCGAGGGCCGCGGTCCGATCTCCGCGCAGTTCAACTGGCGTGCCGAGCGTCCGGCGCCGGGCGTCGAACTGGCGACGATCACGCTCAAGAACCAAACCGCAGACTACGCGAACCCGGCCTGATATGGCGTTGCGATTGTCGCGCAAACTCATGGGGCCACGTCGTATCGATATCGGATACGGTGTGGTCTTTCATGTGCGCCCCTTCACCTTTGCCGACTTCAAGAACGCCGAGGCCAGCGCGGTGCGGATCGCCGAGGAGAGCCGATCGCCAATGGATGCGGCCGCGGTCGAGGCTATCGACGAGGAGGACATGCCGCCCGAAGTCGAAGATGCGTTCCGCGGCGACTTCGCCCAGGCTCTCCTTTTGGTGCTTCTGCAGCGTTACGGGGAAGGCTGGGAGGGTGTCGAGACCGAGGCTGGCACACCCGCATCTTTTGACCGGCGGTCGATCCTCGAATTTCTCGATCTCTTCCCCGGTGCCGGACAGACACTGCAGCGCGAGATCCTCTTGCCGTTTCACGTTCTGGTTTCGGAGGGAAACGGCTCCGCGCCCTCGCAAGATACCGCTTCAGCGGAGGCTTGAGCCACTGCGCAGGGTGTCCAGGCTCTGAGAGCTTTGCCTGCGCGCGGTTCGGCGGCGAGGGCGCATGCCCGGAAATCACACATCGCCCGCGCTCGATCGAGGGCCGGGCTCTGGCGGCCGACGCTTCGGCGATCGGCAGCCAGATGCGCACGGGATGGCAGGGGTTTATCGGCCTCGATCTTGGCGCCACGACGACGCTGCTCGCCGCGCGCGGGCACGATCCAAAAATCCTCGCGATCCTGCTGCCTTACTGGGAGCAGGGCATCAAGAGCGCGGCCGACGCCGCCCGCCAGAACGGTGATCCATGAACACGACGGTCCGAAACTACAGCATCCGCCTTTCAGCGGAGGGCAAGCGCCAGCTCGAGGCGGATCTGCGGTCGCTTGGCAAGGATGGCGAGCGCAGCCTGAAGATGATCGAAGGCGCAGCGCGCCCCGCAACCGCAGGGCTTAAGGCCACGAACCGAGCGTCGAAGGATCTGAGGGGCGGCCTGCGCGGCCTCTCCGGCGAGATCCCCGCACTGCAGCGGCTCGGCCGTCTTCTGGGAACGACGGCACTTGCAGGCGGCCTCGCCGCCTTCGGACGCTCCTCGATCAATGTGGCTGGGCAGTTCGAGGCGTCTATGAAGAGGGTCGAAGCCGCGACACGGGCGCCGGTCGAAGTGCTTGAACGCCTCCGGAACGCGGCACGTGACACGGGCGCTACGACTGCGTTCACAGCGCGCGAAGCGGCTGATGCTATCGAGGTTCTCGCGAAAAACGGACTTGATGCCGAAGCGATCCTTGGCGGGGCATTGAAGGCCACGGTCAGCCTCGCCGGTGGCCTTGGCGCCGAACTTGCACCCGCTGGGGATCTCGTGACCGATGTCATGCAGCAGTTCCGGCTCGAGGCGTCAGAGCTTCCGGCGGTCGCGGACGCGATTGCCGGGGCCGCGCTGACATCGAAGTTCAGTTTTGATGATCTGCGCTTGGCGATCGGTCAGGCGGGCGGCGTGGTCGGCAGCTTCGGGGCCGATTATCAAGAGTTTCTGACCGCGCTATCGGCAACCGCGTCGGGCTTCGCCTCCGGCTCGGATGCGGGCACCAGCTTCAAGAACTTTCTGCAGCGTCTCAATCCGCAGTCAAAGGAGGCCGCCACGGCGATGCGCGAACTGGGCCTCGAGTTCTACAACACCGACGGCTCCATGAAATCCATGCTCGAGATCACGGGCGAGCTGGAAGAGGGCGTGAAGGGACTGAGCGATAGCGCGCGCAATTCGGCGTTTCAGTCGATCTTCGGCACGGACGCGATCCGAACAGCCTTGCTGCTGGCTGACACGGGCGCGGCAGGCTTCAGGGAGCTCGGGGAGGCGCTCGGGCAAGTCTCGGCAGAGGATCAAGCGGAGGTTCGGTTGCAGGGGCTGCAAGGCGCTTTGCGCGAAGTGAACGCCGCATGGGAGGCGCTTCAGCTCACTGCGGCTGATAGTGGCGGGCTCGAACTGGCAGAGGATGCCACGCGGCGCCTCACCGAAGCGCTGCGCTACCTGTCAGAGAACTTCGAGGAGGTCGAAGAGATCGCCGAGCGTGTGGCGCAGGCCCTTATCGTCTATCTGGTCGGACGTGGGGTCACCCTGGCGGTGGCGAAAGCCGTCGCGATGCGCGCGGCCTATATCGAGATTGCAGGGGCCGTCACAGGCGTTGGCACGGCGGCACAGCGCGGCCTTGCGCCGATCTCACGGCTGGGCGCGGCGGCGCGCGTGCTGACCGGCGTTTTGGGCGGGCCGCTTTCGCTGGCGATCACAGCCGCTTCGCTGGCCGCGTTCTTCGTCGATCTCGACCGCACCTCTGATGCGCTCGACGCGGCTGAAAGCGCTGCGAATGAGGGGGCACGGGCGCTCGATTCTTACCGTGAGGCAAGCCGCAGGGCCGCAGAAGAGCAGAAGACGCTCGGCGGGGAGGTGTCCGAGGCCACGCGCAAGATGCTCGAGCAAAGCCGTGCCCAGCTGCAGCAGGCACTGACGGATGCGCAGCGAACCTACTCAGAGGCTCGCGCGGCTATGTCGGGGAGCCTGTTTGATACAGACGGCATAGACGACTTTCAAAACAAGTTGCGGCGGTCGGGTAGCCGGGGGGACAAGCGGCGTGCCAATCGGACCGGACAAACTGTGGCCGATGGGGAGTTAAACTCGTTTGTTCTGTCGATCTCGGAAACCGCTCGTGCGCTTGAGGCCGGAAAGATCGATGCGCGTGCCTTTCTTGCTGAATTCGACCAGCTGCGGGCAATCGGCTCGGAGCTCGAGACAGTGCGGGATGTGCTGCTAGATGCAGTCGATTCCGGTGCGGCCCTGGCGGGCGATGAAGTCTTGAGGCGTATGGTCGATATCGCGCGGGAAACCGGCCTCTTTGCCGATGAGCTAGCCCGGGTGGATGCTGCAACCAACGAGCAGGATCTTGCGGCTGCCTTCTTCGATTTGATTAACGCCATCACGGAGGCAGCAGAGGCGGGTAAGCTTTTGCGCTCGGAGGGGCTTTCGGGCTTCCGCGAGAACATCGAACAGCTGGCCGATACGGAGGCGGCTGTCGACGAGTTGAACGATGCGCTGCAGGGCAATCTCGACCTGAGCGAAGAGATCGACGGAAGCCGTCCATTCGATTCGACCGAGGAAAGCGCGACAGAGGCCGCGGCGGCCGTAAAGAAACTGATTTCAGCGCATGGCGAATACGTTCGGACGCGGCAGGCGTCAGTGGCGGTGTCCGAAACCGGCGAGGGGATCATCAAAGCGCTCAGCGGAACTACTGACGGGCGCGAGGCGACTGCGGTTTTGCTCCGGCGGCTTGAGAGCTTTATTCCTACACCGAAATGGGACGTTAATGCCCTCAGAATTGGATATGGGTCCGACACGATCACGCTCCCCGATGGCTCTTCGAAGGAGGTCGTCGAGGGAATGCGGATTAGCGTGGAGGAAGCGAACCGCGACCTTTATCGCCGCATCGGCGAATTCCAGAGCACGGTCGTGCGTCAGATCGGCAGTGACCGATTTTCGTCATTCACGGCAGCGCAGCAGGCTGCACTCAACTCGATCGCCTATAATTACGGATCTCTGCCAAAACGGATCCTGGATGAGGTGCGCGGCGGAACGAATGCGGATATCGCCGAGGCGATCCGTGGGCTCGGCGGAGATAACAAGGGGATCAACCGCGGTCGGCGAAATACTGAAGCCGCGATCTTTAGTCGGAATATTGGCGTCGGTGCCCAGGAGGAGGCATTTATCAAAGATGCCGAAGAAGCAGAGCGTAAAGCCAAGGAAGCGGCAGCCGAATTGACAGCTGAGCGCGCCGAACAGGCCGAGACTCTTCAGCGCCTCCTGGAAATCGGTGACGATCAGATCGCACAGCTTGAGCTCGAAGCGTCGCTCGCCGGGAAAAGTGCGGGCGAGCAGGCGCGCCTTCGGTTCATGTTCGAGCAACTGACCGCCGCGAAAAAGGCAGGGATCGATCCGGAAAAGCAGCTGACCGAAGATGGCCGCCTCCTGATCGATGTCTATCGCGAGCAGGCCGACGCCCTGGCTGCGCGCACGGCAGCGCAGGAGCAATCGAAGCAGGCAACGGAAAAATCCGCGGAAGATCTCGAGGCTTCAAAGGATGCGGTCAGATCCGCTTTCGACAATCTGAAGCCGGGCGGTGAAGGCGCAATGGCCGCGATCGACGAGATCGCGTCTTACATCACCGGCAGGCTCTGGGAACTGGCTTTCGATCCCGTCTGGGAAACGCTGGGCGGGCTTCTCGATGATATTTTTTTAAACCTGGCTGCGGGTTTCGGAACTCCCGCCCCGGCTGTCGAGGTCGCGGCACCGGGCAACGCGAACGGCGGAAGCATTCCGGGCTATGCGGGCGGCGGCGGTTTCCCGACGGTCCGGCGTGCGGCTGGTCAGCTGACCGGCGCGGGAGGCAAGCGGCAGGACAATCATCTTTTCTGGGGGTCCGCAGGCGAATTCATGCAGCCCGCGGCCTCCGTGGATTATTACGGCCCGGCCTTCATGGAAGCGGTGCGGCAGCGGCGCTTCCCGAAGTTCGCCGATGGTGGCGGGCTGGGGCGGTCGGTGCGTGACGGTATGTCGGGAGGCGGCGCGTCCTCTTTCGGCATCGGCAAGTTCGTCATCGAAAATCATGGCGCGCCGATCGAGGCCGAAGCGCCGCGCATGGATGGCAACGGGGATTTTCGCCTTGTCATTCGGGAGTCGGTGCGCGCTGAACTGCGCGCTGGATCCTATCAGCGGGAGTTTCGCGAGGCTTACGGGCTGTCGAAAACGCCGAAACGGAGGACTTGAGCATGCCAAGCTGGCCTGCAGGCATTCCTTTCTTTGCGTCTCGCGAAGGCTACCGAAGATCCGGCCCGTCGGGCACCTTTCTCGAAAGCCAATTTTCGATTGGGCCGCCCAAGCGCAGGCCCCTGTCGTCGATCGCGCCGCGTATCTTCCAGGGCCGGATCAATAACATCAGCCTCGCTCAGCTTGCGACATTCGAGCAGTTTTTCGAGGTCGATCTCGCAAACGGACTTCACCCGTTTGAGGCCAGCGATCCGCTGAACGGTGTGATCCGGACTTACCGTTTCCAGGTCGAAACTCCGTATCGAGTCGCGCCGCAGGGTCTCCGCGTATCTGTCGAGGCCGACCTCGTCTTCTATGTCTGAGGCCTATTCCGCGAAGGAAATCTTGCCATGAGCAGAGACCTTTCCCCCACATTCCGGCAGGCGATGTTCGACGAGAACCCCGACGAGACTGTCATCGAATACCTGACGCTCGATCGGGCGACGTGGCAGGCGCCGGTGCGCCTGGTGGCCCATGTCGACCCGAAGACCCGCGACGGCGAGACCTTTGTGCCGTATCCGCTCGCAACGAAGCTGCCAGACGACGTTGACGATGGACGGGCGCCGGTTCTCGAACTGCTCGCTGACAACGTGTCGCGTGAACTGACGGCGCATCTGCGCACCGACAAGTCGATCATCACGGCCAAGTCGGAACGGGCGCTGCTATCGTCTTTCGATCAGCCCGAGGTGACCTTCGAGGGCGAGATCCGCGAGGCCATCATCGGCCAACGTGACATCCGCGCGGAGATCCGCGTCGAGCCCGTGCTTGATGAGACCTTTTCCCGCCTGCGCATGGACGCAGAGAACGCACCCGGCCTGCATCGCGGCGGGCGAGGCCTCAAGGTCTGAGCCTCATGCAATGGTCAGACGAGTGGATCGGCCTTCGCTACGCGGAGGGCGCCCGGGGGCCTCATGCCTTCGATTGCCTGGGCCTGTTCATCGCTCTGCAGAAGGCGCGCCATGGTCGCGAGATCCCCGACCCGGCCTGCAGCATTCAACAGGCGGTGCGACGCCGCGTTGTGGCAGGGATGAAGGCAAGCGGGGATTGGCTGCCGGTGGATCGGCCGGAAGCGGGCGATGCGCTCCTGTTCCGCGTCGGCAGGCATGCGGTGCATGTCGGCTACTGCCTCGGGCCGCGCCTGATGCTGCACACCGAACGGGAAGGCCCCGGATCGGTCATCGAAGACTTCACCTTTGAACCCTGGCGCGCGCGCCTCAATGGAGTGTTTCGCTTCAATGCTTGATGATTCCGCATTCTTCGAGACGCTGATCCAGCCGTCGCCGCTTATGGCCGGTCGGAACGAGGGCGCCGCGCCGGTCGGCTCAACGATCGAGGAAATCGTTATCGGCGCCATGGGGCGCAGTGAGGTGCTGCCGGTGGTGCGCGCGATCTCGGGCGGCAAGACATGGGACGTGCCTGTCGCGCTCTGGCCCATGGTGAAGCCGAAGGCCGGAACGACGATCGAGGTATATTACCCGACGCCGCGCGGGGGCTTGGCCGCATCCGCGCTGATGGCCGTCCTCTCTGCGCAGGCGGGCACCATTGCGACCGGCGTCGCGAACGCTCTCAACCTGACCCTGACGGCGGCGCAGTTGAACCTTGCGACAACGGCGGTGACCGTCGTCGGTGCCCTTGCGGTATCGGCGCTGATTCCTCCGCCGAAACAGCCCGAGGGGCCGAGTTTCGAGACGCAGAACCAGTTGACCAACGCTGGCAACGCTCTGGGCACGGATCGCGTTTATCCGAAGCTGCTCGGGCGCCATCGCATGTTCCCGATGAAGTCGGCCAAGGGCTACACGGAGACCGTCGACGACGACATCTATGTCCGCGAGCGCATGACGTTCGGGTGGGGTCCGGTCTTCATCGAAAGCCTGATGGTTGGTGACACCCCGATCCATGAATTGACAAACGTCGAACTTGAATTCCTGAACGTCGACAAAGAGCGGACCCTTGCCACCTATCCCGAACTCGCCGACCTGGTGATCGTCGAGGAAGAGGAACGCCACACGCCGCGCCGCCGCCTTGAGGCCATCGGCGACAGGTGGACCCTGCGCCCGCGCAGCGCCACCGGCACCGTGATAACCACGATCGCGACGCGGACCAATCGCGTTGTCGAGACCTTCGACGTGATCTTCGAAAGCCGGGTGCGCGGTCAGTTGCAGTGGACCACCGACGGCACCTTCGAAGGGCTCTATGCTTCGCTCCTGACCGGCGGGCCGGATTTCGAGCGCACCTTCACCTGGCCGACCTATGACGACGGGCTCGAGCGTGATTTCCGCGTCGAGATCACGAACCTGACCTATACCGCCGAGTACCAGGCGGAGCCGATCGCGACCGCGATCCTTCCGGGCGGCAAGGCCGCGGTGATCGTGCAGTCGGCAGACGTCCGGTATCAGGACGGTTTCGGCATCGAGGGGTGGCGCCAGGGCACCGAGCAGATGACGCTCTATGCCGACGACGTCGACGAAACCGGATATGATGTCGTGCTGCTGGGACCGAATGACCCGGTCGTGCGCCGCACGGCGGAGAACACGGCAGCCGTCAGCGTCGACGTGACCTTCAAGAGCGGGGTCTACGACGGCAAGGACGACTCGGCGGACGTGAAATCTAACAGCCGGACGGTCTTCTTCGAATACAAGCGCGCGTCGGAGCCCGACACCGCCTATCGGAAGACCAGCGTCGAGCCGATCACCTTCTCGGGCAAAAGCCAGACGCCACTGCGGTTCAGCCACGATTTCAAGGTGCCCGGTCAGGATCAGTGGGATATCCGCGTGACGGCCCAACAGGGCAAGGACGGCGACGAGCCCGAAGACCAGAGCGAACTGCACATGACCGGGATCCGGTCATTCCAGGCGACAGACCTGCCCAGCCACGAAGGCGTGGCGGAGATTGCCGTCCGCGCGAAGGGCAGCGACCAGTTGCAGGGATCCTTGGGCAATCTGAACGCGGTCGTTCAGCAGCTTTTGCCGATCTACGGCGCCGGGCTGCACACGATGTTTCCCGATGGGCTCGGCGCGCCCGCTTTCCAGTTGGACCAGGGCGCGACGGTGGCAGAGGCTCCGCATCGCGACGAAGAGGTCACCATTGCCGCGCGCGGGATCCGGGTCGACGAGACCACGGAGGGCCTTCTGTTCGAGGCTGGCGCGACCGGGACCGGCTTCGGCTTGTCCTTCGATGCGGGCGGCGATCTGGTCGCGATGGCAGGCGACGGGCAGACATCGGCCACGGGCACTGCGGGAGTCCGCTGCACCTTACCGCGCGACGCCCTCGAAGGCCGCGCGGTCGATATCTACGCCGCCATCCGCCCGCAGGCGACCGGACGCATGGTCCTCTACGCCATCGACACCAACACCGGCCTAATCGCGGCCACGTCGGCGGCAGAGACAACTGACGGCAGCAGCCTAGAGATTGGCGCATGGGCGGGCACCGATGACGCCGGGGCCGGGACCGCTGGTGGCACTGGTGTCCGGGCAGGCGTCAACTCTGCGGACTTCTCGGGCGACATGCCGCACGGTATCGAGATCCACACCGAACTGCCGGCCGATTTCGAAGACGCGGACCCGAAGGCGCGCCGTGCCTGGTCTGGGCCTATCCCGGTCAGGCATCCGGCGTGGATGGTCAACGAGGCGCTGACCGGCCCGCACATGACCAAGCCGCGCGACCAATCTCAGATCATCGTCGACGAACTGCACGCCTGGGCGGATGAGGAACCCTGGTGGACCTGCGACTACATCTTCGACAGCGACGCGACGCTTGGCGAGGTGTTGCGCCTGATCACCGCGTCTGGCCGCGCGACCTTGAGCCAGGCAGATATGCGCTATGGCGTGATCCGCGACGGCGGGGCCGGGCCGGTGCGCCAAGTCTTCACCCCGCGCAACTCCATGCCGCTGCAGCTGACCATGCAATTCTCCGACGAGTTGCACGGCGTCCGGTGCGAATTCATCAGCGAGCGGAACAACTGGGAGCGCGACATCGTCACCGTCTACAAGGACGGCTACGACGCCTCGAACGCGACCGAGATCGAGCGGCTTGTCCTCGATGGCACGGTCTTGACGAAAGACGATCTGAAACTCGGTAATATCCAGCGCCTTGCGCGGTACTTCCTCGCCGTCGCGGAATTGCGCCCGGGCGAGTACGAGATCCCGACCGACTTCGAACATCTGGTCGTCCGTCGCGGCGACAAGATCCGCGTGACGAGCGACGTCATCCTCAAGGGCTATGGCGCGGGCCGGGTGCGGTCCTGGACGGCCAATGGCGCGGACGTCGCCACTATCACGATCGACGAGCGCTTGAACCTGCCGACCGGGACGCCCTTCCGCGTCTCTCTGCGCTTGATCAATGGCGCCGGTGACACCGTTTTCCTGACCGCAGAAGCGACGATCGACGACACGCCGGGCAATGTCTGGACGATCACAGATGGCAGCTTCCCGGTCGACATCATGCGTCGCGAGGCGCTGATGTACGTTGACGAGGTCGGGCAAGAGGATCTTGACCTTCTGGTGAAGGCCATTTTCCCCGGCGAGAATGACAGCGCCCGGATCATCGCCGTGGACGCTGCGCCCGAGGCGACGCAGGACGGCACCCCGATCCCGACTTACTCGCCGAAGATCACGAACCCGGTCGACACGTTCGGCCCTGACAAGCCGGTCGTGCAATCGGTGCGGTCTGACGACACAACCACCTTGCGGCTGCCAGACGGCGCGCTGCAGGCCCGTGCGGCGGTTATTCTGGACTCCGTGCCGGTCTCGACTGCCGACACGTTCCTGCGCCTTCGTTGGAGCGTGGACGCGGGCAAAAGCTGGGTTCTGGGCGATGCTCGACGCCCGGCCGCAACGATGCTGACCGGCGCGCTCGATCGCGGCGACAGCGTCATCCTGCAGGTCCGGTCGGAGGATGCCCGCGGCGTGACGCGCGGATGGGTGACCGCCGGGACCGTCACCGCCAGCGATGCAGCGCCTTTCGGCATGCCGCCCGTCGTGGCGTTCAACGCGAACGGCGATCAGGTGACCGACGGCAACCGGCAGAAGCCCGTGATCCGCCTGACCTGGGATATCGCCAACCGTTCGGCCTATCGCTTCACCTGGCGCGTGACGCTGGTCTCGACCGGCGAAGTTGTCGACGCGGGGCGCAATGTGCCCGGCGCGGATGGCGCGGTCGTCTTGTCCGAGGCGCTGTTGCCGCAAACCGCCTACACGGTCGAGGGCGGCTTCACGGACGTCTCGAACACCGCGCCGACCTGGGCGGGCCCGATCTCGGTCACCACCGGCGCCGCGGCAGCCGTCCTTGCGGATCTCGGCAGCGACGTGACCGGCGCGATCGATGACGCCTCGCAGAGCGCAGCCGGTGACAGGGCAGCGGCAGAGGCGGCAGCAGCAGCGGCAGCGCAGGACGCCACAGACGCGGAAGATGCCCGCGATGCGTCGATCCTTGCCCGCGATGCCTCCGAGGCTGCAGCGGACATCTCCGAGGCCGCACGGGACGCCTCACAGGCCGCGCGCGACGGGGCCGAAGATGCCGAGGGCGTGGCGATTGCGAAGGCAGGCGAGGCTTCGGGAAGTGCTGGCGTCGCGGCTGGGCACGCGCAGACCGCGTCGGACGAGGCGGATGCAGCGGAAGGCTTCGCCAACGCTTCTTCCGGCAGCGCCACGATCGCGAACACGAAGGCGGGCGAGGCGGTTTCTGCGGCTGGTCAGGCGGTCGAGGCGCGCGACGATGCGGACGGGTTTGCGGCCTCTGCGGCGAGCTCCGAGACCGTTGCCGCCGGGGCGCGGGACGCGACGATCCGGCAGGCCGCGCTGGCAAGCATGGTCATCCCGATCACAAACCCGGACGCCTTCATCGACAGCAACCAAGGCAACCCGGAAACTGCGGTCCCGACGCGGCCCACGGGAACGATCACGGGCGGTGTGGTGGTGTTCGACACACGGTCTGCGCTGGCAGCGCGGGCCTATATGGCTGCAATTCCGGGTCACACCTACCGCGTGACGATGCGCTGCCGCGTGACGACGGACGCCCCCGATAACTCGAACCGTCTCAGCTTCTCGTTTATGAAAGACGACCTGTCGGACAATGGGCTTGACGGCTCTTCGTGGGGCGATCTGCGGCCCGCCACGGTGGCTGACGGTGTGAAGATTGAAACGGCGGAGTACACCCTGCCGTCTAGTGGCAACACGGCGTATATCCGCCCGATGTTTGCGCTGAACTCTGACGGCACCAGCACCAACCCCTCCGGGGCGGTCAGCGAGATCTTGGCGCTGCAACTCGAAGACATCACCGAGAGCAAGCGCGCCGAGGACGAAGCCAACGCAGCCGCGCTTTCGGCGTCGTCGGCGTCGGCCTCCGAGGACCAGACCGGGCAGGACGCGGCAGCGACGCAGCAGGACCGAGTCGACGCAGAAACCGCGCTTGCAGGTGCCGAGGGCGCTCGGGACGTCGCCGTGCAAGCTGCGTCTGACGCGGAAGGCTCTGAGGCCAATGCCGCGCAGTCTGAGAGCCTCGCGGTCGAGGCAAAGAACCAGTCCGTGTTTGCGTCGGCGGACCCTGAACTGACCCTGGGATTAGAGTCTCTGGCGGCGAACTCCGCAGACCCATTACCGCCTGATCCGCTCGACGAGCACTCGGAGCGATCACTAGAGGCCAGCACCGACCCAGAGGTGGGGGGACAAGACCTCGTTCTGCTTGGGCGCCATAACATAGGCACCCGCAAAGCCATTCCGCTTGACCGTTCGCGGCGATATCGCCTTCGGTTCCGGGTCAAACAATACGCAAACCCTGATGGGGTGCGTATTTTTGCGGGCGTGACGTGCTTCGAGGCTGACGGCAGCGTAACACCTAGTGCGCCCGATTGGAGTGGAGGCGACTTTCGCAATCCAAACCACTATTTTGCAGCGTCGGGATCAACGCTGATCACGGGGCAATGGCAGGAATTGGTGGGCGAGTTCGACGGCTCGCAGGTGCGTCAGGACGCCGCATATATCCGCCCGATGATCCTCGGAAATTACAATAGCCCCAACACCGGAAACGTCCTGCGTATGTCGTATATCGGCATCGAAGACATCACCGAGAGCTACGCCGCCGAGCAGGAAGCAGCGGCATCAGCAGCAAGTGCCGTCACGGCAAGCGCGAAGGCCGACGAGGCGGGCCAAGAAGCTGACGCCGCGCGCGATGAGCGTATCGATGCGGAGACCGCCCGCGTGGGCGCAGAGGCCGCTGAAACCACTTCTGTATCTGCCAAGGACGACTCTGAGAGCGCAGCGGCCACGGCCACGCAGCAAGCGGTACTGTCTGCGCGCGCAAGGTTTACGCCGGACTCCCCGGTGCAGGGTGCCGTGAACGGGGGATTTGAATCAGGCAATGTTGGCGACCGGGGCGTCCCGATCGGGTGGCTCGGCAAAGCGCATGACATGGCGCAATTCACGAATGGCGCGCTGGCGGTCCGGGCCGGGGATCCTGGTTCTTCTGGTTCTCGTTCTTTCGGCGCCGTGGACACGTCAGCGGATTGGTGGGCGCTCGGGAAGCGGTTCGTCGCGGAGCCGGGACAGGCGTTCAAGGTCGAGGCGACCGCCTACATGGCGACGATCAATGGGAATGCCACAAGCGACAGCTATATCGGCGAAGACGATATCTTTGCGGAGTACATCTGGCTCGATGCCTCGGGGGAGGTGATCAGCAAGACCTACGGCGTGACGTGGGAGCGCAAATATTACATCAACAACGGGTCCGCCCCGGCAGACGGCCAGTGGGTTCAAGGCTCCGATCAGAAAACCGCGCCTTCCGGGACGGCCTATGTCGAAATCTACCTTGTCGCGGTGGACAATTCGGCCAGCACTTCGCAGGCGATCAGCAACTATGAGAACTGGTCTTTCGGCTCCGGTCGCAAGTCTCACGTTCGCCTGGACGACGTCGTGTTTTCGTCGACCAACGGGCAAATCCTCGAAGCGTTCAACGCTGTTTCCAGTGCCCGCGTCATTGAGCAGGCCGAGGTGCTTGCCACGGTCGAGGGGCGGCTTGAGGCCAGTGTCGGCTGGAAGGCCGAGACGAACGGGGCCTATTCGGAAATCAAGCTGTACGCCTACGAAGACCTCGACGATCCCGGCGCGCAGCCGCAGAGCGGCGTGCTGTTCGACTCTGACCTGTTCACGTTCCGGGGCGGCATGGCTCTCTTCGAGGGCACCAACCTGCAGTCCGATGACTTCGTCGCGGGCATATCGGGCTGGATCATTCGAGCCGATGGCACCGCCGAGTTTACCGACATCATCGATCGCTCGGACCTGATCGAAGGCTCTGTGTCCGACGGCGAGACAGTGGTCGACTACATCATCGCGCAGCAGGTCGACGACAACACCGACAGCAACGAGACCGCGCCGCTCGGGCCGAGCAGCCCCGACCAAGTCTGGTTTATCGGCGTGAAGGGTGACGTCCGCGAGCCGCGCAACGGATCGGGCCGCACTGAGGTCTGGATCCAGCGGCAGTTGAATTCCGGCGGTTCCTGGGGGCTGTGGCGAGACATCACACCACTGCCCTCGATCGACAGCACGGCGAACAACTTCGAGGAACAGAGCGACGTGCTGATGTATGCGCCCGCGACCAGCGTCGACAACATCCGGTTCCGCTGCCGCGTCCGTCTCGTCGGGCACACGACCGCCACGCAGACGAACGTGGAAGATCTCATTCTCAACGTCACCGGGATCAGGAGGTAAGCCGTGCCCTACGTCCAATTTTCTGAGACCGGGCTGCCGATGAATGCGTCGTCCAGGCCCCGTGCGGGCTTCCACCAACTGCCCGAGGGCGTGCCCGCTAAGGAAGCAATGCTCGATGACGCAGGTGACGTCGTGCGCCGCCCCTCGCTGCCCGTGGCGCGCTTCATCGAGCCGGATGTCATGGTTCCGCCGTGCCCGCTTGGAACAGTCGTCACCGTCTTCGACATGGCGATCGGAGAGGTGATCTTCGCGCACACGACGGAGGTCGAGGGATGGACGGAGACGCTACACATCGCCGAGGTCGGCGCCTTCGAGGTCTCGATCGTGCCGCCGATGCCGTGGATGGGCGAGACCTTCGTCGTCGAGGTGACGGCATGATCACGGTCGAACGCGCCCCCGAGCAGAAGGCGAAGGCAGCCGCGCAGGTTGCAACAGACGTCAATGCGCGGATCACACTCGAGCGTGACCGGCGGCTCGCCTCTGGCGCCAGCTTCAACGTGATCGGCATTGCGGATCCCGTGCCGCTGACCGGGCGCCCCTCCGACCAGACCGTCTATCTCGCGCTTCTGATGCAGGCGCAGGCGCTCAAGGCCGCGCTGAACGACACGGCGACGATCACGCTGCGCGACGGCGCAAACCATATCCACGAACTGACGCCCGACCAGGTGTTGCAGCTGATCGGTCAGGGGCAGGCATGGTTCGAAGCCGTGATGGTCACAAGCTGGGCCATGAAAGACGGCACCGCGCCATTCGAGGCCGGGCCCCCGGATGATCTGACCGACGACGCCCATTGGCCCCCCGTATTTCCTGCGTCCATGGCTCAAGCCGCAGGACGATTTCAACGAGCCACAACATGAGGACGAAAACCATGGCGACCAAGAAACTCTCTGACCGCATCCGCGAAACGCTGGCAACCGCCGAGGCCGACATCGCGAAGATGCCCGACACGCACGACGGCATTGACCTCAAAAGCCACAAGCGCACCGCGCTTATCCAACTGCAGCAGTCGCTGAACGGCGTGCTGATGCTGGAAAAGCTGACGGCGTGACCGTCCGCGTCCTGTTCTATGTGGCGCCTGGCGATTGGCGCGACCGGGCGATCCGGTCGGCCACGGGCTCGATCTATTCGCACTGTGAGATGGTCGCGCCCGAAGAGCGCGGCCATGTCGTCGAGGTGATCGGCGCCAGCAAGCGCGACGGCAACCAGGTGCGGATGACACGCATCGATCTGAGCCGGGGCCGGTGGCATCAACTGGAATACCCCGGCGACGAGATCGCCGCATTCCAGCGCGTTTCCGGCCTGCTCGGGCAGCCCTATGACACGCTCGGCGCGCTCCTATCCGCGACCCGCTGGGCGCGATCAAGGCCGGGCAGGTGGTTCTGCTCGGAACTGGTCGCGCACGCCCTGGGCTTCCGTGAGCCACATGAATTCAGCCCTGGCATGCTCGCCGCGGCTGCCTTGCACTGACAATCGGGGGACAGATGACGAATGAAGAAAAGAAGATGCTCTACGATCTGCATAGGGCATTCATGGAGCCGTCGAAGACGGGCGAGCCGCCCCTAATCGAGCGCATGGCCGGTGTGGTCATCGTCGTGGAGCGATCAAACTGGGCGGCGCGCCTCCTGATCCGCGCTTTCCTGACGCTCGGGGGCCTGGCGGGCGCTTTCGCCGCCATCATTGCAATCAGAGGTGGGAAATGAACCGACCGACACACGATCTACGCTGGCAATTCGCGGACAAGATGGCTGCCGTTCTGGTGGTTCTTGCCGTCATGATAACGGCCTTGTGGCTGGCTGTGCCCTCTGGGATCTTTATCAAGACGATCTCACTCGATTTGCAGGACCGGACGGTTCGCTTTGTGCGCGAACTGCCATTCGGCACTGTCGACGCGCGCTGGCGTTCCGAAATCACGCTGATCGACGGAGGCGGCTTCGAATGCAACTCTGGCGATTGGGGCCTTGCGACCTATCAGGCCATCCCCGGCAACACCGTGACGTATCATCTGGGAGCGTGGGCAGACGACTGCCTTGAGGCCGGTCCTCCGTTGTACCTGACCACGACGCGACAGGTCATGTTGCTGGGCGTGATCCCTCTCCGCCAAGACGTTTCGGTAACGGAAATCGAAGGCAACCGCGAGCCCGGCGAGATTTTCGCGGTTGATCCCGAGGGCTGATCTCTCAATCCCAGCACTGCCAACCCGACCCACGCCCCGCCATTGAGCGGGCTTTTTTTATGGAGAAACGACATGCCTATGCACCTTGGTCACCGCCTCATTCAGCTGGGCGTTCGTTCGCTCGGCTACGACCCCGGGCCCATCGACGGCTGGTGGGGCCCGAAGACGGACGGCGCCTGCTCCGCGCTCGTCGAGGAAGGCCCTGCAAAGTCGACCCTTTGGGCGCTCCGCACGCTGCAAAGCGGAATCGAGGATCTGGGCTATCCGGTCACGATTTCGGGCGAGTGGGACGCGCAGACCCGCCTTGCGCTGCAAGCGGTGCTGGACTTCGACGGCGATCCGCTGGCGAGCCACGCGCCCCCTGTCATACTCGAGCCGGAAAAGCCGCGCTTCGAGCCGCTGCCGCACGTTGGCGAGATCCGGCAGGGCAGCGCGGGCTATGTGATCGACACGATATGCCTGCACTGTGCTGCCGTGCCTGGCCGTTGGCACATGGACAAGAGCAACGGCGAAATCGCGTCCGCCATTCACCGCATGCACACCCTGCCGCCGTCCAAGGGCGGTCGCGGCTGGTCGGATACGGGCTATCACGGGATCACCTGCCCAGACGGCGAGATCCGCGCTGCGCGCCCGATTACGCGGATTGGCGCCGGTGCGCGCGGGTATAACCGCGGCGTCTATCACCTGCTGATGATCGAGGTCGGCACGATCACCGACACGCGGCAGCCCGAGGATTACTTCACGCCCGAGGCGCTGGCAGCGGCGAAGGCCAAGATCGAAGAGATCGCGCGGCAGACGCCCATCACGCGGCTGATGGGGCATCGGGAAGTTGCGAGAAAACTTTGCCCTGGGTTTGAGGTCGTCGATAGAGAATGGACGAATAGAGAGGTTTCTTAGGGCGGAAAATTGAGGCGGGCAAATTCGCCGTGATGCCGAATCGCTGCGGCGTCGTATGCACGAGCAGCTTCTTCCTCGCTTTTATATGTGCCAAGGAACTTCTGCTTTCCATCAGTAAAGATCACGGCACGCCAAATGTTTCGATCCCGCCGAAATGAAACTCCAAGATAGGAAGACGTTGAGCCCGTCCTAGATTTTACATTCCGGCAATTCTCGCTTTTCTCCGCGGCGCGGAGATTTATCCAGCGATTGTCTGTTCGATCGCCATTCCTGTGATCGATTTGGGCAGGAGGGTAGGCACCCATAACGATGGCCCAAACGACTCTGTGCGCTAGAAGATGAATCCCATCGACAGTGCCATAGAGATAGCCGTTTTCGTTCAGTTGGACAAAAGCCGGTGTGCCCGAATATCGTGAATTCCACCTCGATTGAACTTGGGCAGCACTCCACTTCATATCGTTATTGAAGTGCCAAATGGGCCTGCTTTGCCATCTGATCTTGCCGGAATCTCGATCGTAAACCAGCGCTTCTCTCAGTGTAATAATTGGGACTTGCATGCCCTAAATATCGAGCAAAGGTGTGCCCAATTCAAGCTGTGCCCTGGCTTCGAAGTAATCGACGCCGAGTGGACCGATCGGGCCGTCGCCTGATGGTCCCGTTTCCCCTGACACCAATCACATGCTGGCGGCTGTCGCTGGCTCTCGACGCCGTCGCGCGTCGCTCAACGCGGCGCGGCCGCATTCAGAAAGGCAACTGACATGACCGGATCCAAGAAGTTCTACCAATCGAAAGGCGTGATGGGCGGGCTTGTCGCCGTCGCAGGCGCGGGCAACGGCATTGCGCCGATCCTAGCAATCGCGCTCGGCTCGATGGGCTACCAGGTCACCGGCGCTGACGCGGCCGAGATCCTGCAGGGCGTGGAGCAGATCATCACGGCAGGCGCCGGACTTATAGCGGTCTGGGGGCGCGTGAGTGCGTCGGCAAAGGTCGAGCGGTAAATCGCGAGGCCGACCCAGTGAGGTCACCGGCGTCCTGGTCTCGTTACATTCCTCACCGTTCGTCGAATGATGTTGATATGCAACTCTCGCGACGAACGGTGAGAAAACACGGGCTCGTGATCGGACTCAAGGCGTAGAGCTGTTATCGGTAAGCAGCATTTTGGGTGCGTTTTTTCCGGACCATTGGAAAATGCGGGATTTTATTTGCCCAAGTTTTTTCAGAGTTTCCCGCGCCGCCGGTGCCTTCCTGTCGGTGGCGCATCTTCAGATAGAATTTACGCATCGCGACGCACCAATAGGGCCCCGAAGTCGGTGTCGATGTGTGGAAACGGCAGCAAACCATGCTGGCGCAGATCTCGGTTACGGACGCAGTGTGCGCGCTAGTGCCGGGCGAAGGCGTTCTCGATCGGATTGTGGAGCCCTACGCCCTGCAGAAGGTGGCCCGGCGGTTCGACTTCCTTTCGGATTATTCGCAGCATGCCGCTGATACGCCTCTGCACTCGTCATGAAACTGTGAACGCCGTGCCTTTTTTGCGGTTGGCTTAATCTATCTGAGCACGTCAGTAGGCTCAGCTTGACCAATCTTCTTCAAGTCGTCAGAGCCATCTCAGGCCACATTCCTTGTTTTTAGATAAGACATGAACTGCGGCCTAGCGCTACAGATTGTCGAGCCCACCAATCCGTCGCAGGTTGTACGCCCCATGATAAAACATGAGCACAGCGAAATTCGCTCAATGCAAAAAGTTCTTCACAATAAAGAACCTAGTAAGTTGAGCTTTCGACTTGCGTTAGTGGCGGGAAAACCAAACGGGCTTGAGCTTCCGGCGGCAGGTGCGAACTTTTCGCTTCAAACGATTGCCCGCATTAATAATTTCGCTTAGCCGTTGTGGTTCAGCTTGACGAAGTGTGGATCCAAAATCACCTCTTGTGAGCGCATCTTCAAAACGATCCAATTCCAAGTCGCATGCACCTCTGAGATCTATCCTATTCTGGAATAGGCCCTCAATGCAGGTCGAAATTTCGGGCATCGCAGCCACTATTCTCGCTTCAATCGCAGCCTCATCTTTAAGCGCATCTCGACTCCAGTAGTCGGTGGCTTCCTCTACAGCCGCAGCTACCGTGCTTGATATGGACGTCACATCATCGGTACGCTCACTTTCAAGAAAAGTTGCGTGGTTGAAGCGAGACTTTAGCCACGCCGTTAGAAACTGAACGACTAGGAAACCTAGTGCAGAAGCTGCAACTGTTCGCAAAAAGTCCAAAATAACGTTGCTACTCAGTTCGATACCATCGAAGCGCGGTCGATATGTTCCCAGATTCGACGCTCGTAGCGTTTAAAGCCTGGCTGCGAGTACTTGAACTTCAAGAATTCGCGAATCACTTCCGGCTTCACTTGCTCTCGAACCAAACCGCCGAACGCTTCTTCCAGGAAGGAGGATGGGTACCCTGGAGCGCCGTCGAGATCGACAACCACCGGTGTTCTATTTCTAAGAGCCGGAAGCAAGAAACGCTCGCGAAATGTTGTACCATTTCCTTCGCCGTCCGCAGGATATCGACCCGCGGGCCGGGGATGGAAGTCTTGTACGACTCTGATTACGTCCAT